AATCTTCTTCTCCGAGCGCTGCAATATTATTATTATGAGCAAAACTTTCCTGAATAAATGCTTCATAACGATGATTATTGCGCTGGAGGATAAACGAGTTAATCTGGCCTGGTCGTGCCACAAAAGGAGCCATTAGATCATTCATCTGTTGTTGGTATTCGGTCTTCAGGGTAATCTTATAGTCTACATTAATGTATACAGGGATAGGAATAGATAAGGTCTGGATTACAACTTTTTTGTTGACACGCGGATAATATCGTTGATCTACACCTCCTGTATCTGTTCGCGTACCAGCAGCTACAGCAAAGTTTCGAGTTTTATCGGGGACAATTCGTTGAGCAATAACAAACCGGCCGGCTCTTCCGTTTTTATCAGGAGAATAAATCTGGGCTTGAAAAGAACCCTTACGATTAGGGTCCTTAGAGATAGCGGTGCGCTCTACGCTCACCACCGGAAGAACAATATTCTTGCCGTCTCTTAATTCTTTAGAGTGCTTTACTTGATAAGAGCGTTCAGGAACCTGCCAGAGTACAGGCACTCGGTTGAATCCCGAATTGCTAATAGTCGACAAATCCAGATCTTCTTTAAGCCATGACATCAAAGAATAATCAATATCCTCTATAGTAGAGGCCAACATGCCGATTTCTTCGAGATGGTATTCTCCCGAGCCGGTAGGCAACATTGCAAAATCAAAATTATCAGGTAGCATCGAATAGTCCCTTTCTGGCCCGCTTACACGTAGCCACCACTTCAAAAGTATGGTTGACTTGACCAAACAGTTTGCGAGCTTCCTCTATTTTAGTCATCTCATAATATGTATCGCCATACAGAATGAAATCGCCTTCGCGAACAAAAAGATCCTGATCTTCAGTTAAGCGGCGATGATGAAAATATACCGTGATTACGCTGCTATGGTCAACACCTACATTGTCCATATAAGTGGTACCTTCCTGATCAAACTTGACCAATGCATAAACACGAACTGGCGGAAGGAACGTCTTCTGTACTGCTTCGCCATATAAGGAGTGGAAATTGGTGCGTTCCAAGTCGATAGAATAATAAAGAATTTGTTGGCCAATGACTTTCTCAACCAACTCATCATTAACTTGTTTTACTAAATTTCGCTCTTTTTCACCTAAAAAGAGAGGAGGAGGAGGAGCTTTGGGCCTTTTCCATTCGTTCGACATGCGCTATTACCCCACAAAGATTGGCAATGGAGTGACTTTGAGAACATTTGTGGCTGCATCGGTGATTTCTTGATCTTGTTTGGCCAATGCAACATATTCAGTCTCTTTAAGCATTTCTGCCAACTTATCCTTTAATGTTTGTTGTTCCTCTTTGGCCTGCGATAGAAGCTCGCTATGATTAAGAGTCACACTTTCGCCGGGAATTGGAATAGTGGCGAATTTACCGCGGATTTGACCCAGCATCTCCTTGGAAAGCGCTAAAGCATATTTGCGAATCCATTGTTTACCCATTGAATTGATACTTTGATAGGGAATATTATCAAAAGGCACCGTATTAAGGTTATTGACGCCTTCAATACCCGTGTTGGTGGTGCCATCTTTCTCGTAAGGTTCCAAATCTACATAAAATTTAACCCAAAACTTGTCGTCTTCACCAGTAAAGCCATAATCACTCGGCGTCGGATATAATCTCAACTTATTGTTGATTAACTCAAAGGAATAATGAGAGGTTCGGGTGAAAATACTGTCTTCGTAAGCCATTGCTTGCATTTTATTCTGCCAAGTGGGGATAACTTCAAATGTGGAGTCATCGGCAAACTGTCCATAGGTACTGTAATTACCTACAACGTTTAAGCCGCCGTAATAACCATAAAATCGCCACATGGCGCGCGGGGTCTTGTAGTAAACCTGGGTAATGATAATTCGTTTATCTCCAACCTTTCCGGCATAGGGGACCACGTTACCACTATCATCCGTACCCGTGTCTGAAGCTGCAGAAATGATGCTCTGCAGGTCATAATCTTGCTTATTCTTGACAGTTACAAAAGAGGCTGAATATTGGGGGATAGTGCCTCCCATACCTCCAGCGGCGGCCGCGGCGTCACCAACGCGGCGGGAATAACCTAATGAAAACCGAGGATATTTTAAATTAGAACCAGAAGGGCCTGTTTGAATATCACCGCGATGATCGAAAGAAGCGGTTGCTGATCCCAGTACATTGGAGAGCACATTCTTTCCCTGATGTAAGTTAACAATGTACGAATACTCTAGTACAGCTTCTTCATAAGCTGCATAGACATTTGCGGGTGTTAACTCAATGTCCACCACATCCCCGCCAAGCTTCTTATATACATAAGCAACTTGGTCGGAGGCGCCGCTTAGAAATGCGGCGGAGCCGGTATACATACCAAATGGTAGTCCAGCACTTACCAAGGCTGTACTTCCTGTAGAAGTTAAGATAATAGCGCTAGTTTGAGAGACTGGGTTTAAATTTGTGGGCATGCATACGTACTCCTACTACATAAATAGTGAGGCTGAAAGCAAATCAACACTGAAGAGTATTATTTCTTGCTTTGTGATGAAGATGCTTTCTTGGCGCGCTTCCGAGGAGCGGGCTCTGCCTTACTGCTGGGCTTTTTAGCCTTTGGGGCGGCTTTCTTAGGCTTCTCTACCACGGGGGCCGCTTCGACCACCTCTTCCACTACGGAAGCAGGAACTTCCTCTACCACCGGGGCGGGGGCAGGGGCTGCGGGAGCTTCAGGTTGAAGGTCTCTCCGGTTTTTGAGCCATAGGCGTCGTCTGGGGTGCATAATGATCCTCCTTGTTTAAAATCATTGTAATAAATAGTTTGAAGAACGGAAAAACGAAAATCTCAAAAATTGGGGCCCGAAAAAATTCGTCAAATATCGAAATATAAAGCCCCTCCTCGATTGAGGAGGGGCTTACTTAGAATATTAAAGATATATTAATACTAAAAGTCTTTGTGACCGTAAAGTCTAAACACCAACTTGCCGCCAGTATACTGGCCGCCCGATCCGGTTGCTGCAACGCCATTTACGATATATACATAAGCATTGTCGCTACTAGAAACAAAAGTGTCTACAATAGTCTGCCCTTTGGTGATGGCTGCTTCAGGAGCCATGACACAGAAGGGGTCGCCCATGCTGGCTGCTACTTGTCCATGTCCATAGGTACCAAGTGTGCTAGCAGAAAGACAGAAATTGCGTGTATTATTGCCACCACCAGCGGTGATAAGCTCAATACAACTCAACTCCGCTTTATACAAAATACCGTTGATCGAATCTTGATGTTGATATAGGTACGCTGGGTCACTTGCACTTTCTGCATTACCCATAACCTGTAGGCCGCCGGCGCTTGTACTGCCGCTCAGACCTTGCAAGTCCAGAGTGATAGTGGTGATAACTTCACCGTTCACCTCTTGAACGCGCATCACTGGTCCAGTGACACTACCCGATTGCAGGCCAGGGCCAGGTGCGTTCGTATCACCTGATGCTGATACATATGATTTACCCAGCAACTTGCTGTCCTCAAAGGTGGTACCACCCATTGTTAAATCTCTTTTTAATTGTTGGACTAGAGCTTGCGTGCGCGCTAATCCTATTCGTCTACTTCCCATCGTTTAAAACCCTCCATTTATAATCATGTCAAAAACATAATGGTATACAAAATGGCTCGCAGGCCATCTCTAAGGTAAGTAGTTTTAAAAAACTCAAAATTGAAAATCTCAAAAATTAGGCGGCGGTAAATTTTGACCTCTGGAGCATCTCAAAAGAAAACCCCCACCGGCATTACCGATGGGGGTCTTACTTTACTTACGCTATGCGTCTATGGAGCGCTATATTAGCTTCCAGAGATACCTAGGAGTCCTTGAATGACGACCAAGCCGTACATATCGGGACGCACCATCTTCTTCGCATAACGAGTCATGACTCCCTTGCGGGGCACGAAGTCTTCTGGTCCGAAGATAGTAGGTGTGGTTTGTAGTGGCACGTAAGGTGCGTATACATAACCAGACTCTAGGAATGAACCACCACGGCGACCGACGAGGACGACGTTGCGGAGGAAGTAAGGATCGACAATAACGTCGAACTTCTTGCTCAGCGAGCCAACCTTGACAGCACCTGCGGAACCCTTCTCGTCATCAGCGGTAACGCTTGCGCGGAAACCGGCGGTGAACTCAAGGATGTTAGCAACTTCAGGTCCACAGACGATGAAGTTAGCACCACCCCGAAGAGTCTTACGGTGGATCTGGGCAGAAACATCATTGATGGTTTCAATGAGGGTCTCATACCACTCTGACACAGTACCTGTGAAGTCAGGAGCCGCTGCGCTAGCGCCGATTTCGACACCAGTTTCACGGTTCAAGAACATACCAGGGGAACGTGACCAGTAATAGGTCGCGGCGGTAGCACCGTTAACGAGGTCAGCAATGATCTCACGCTTCCT